GGCAGGGTGAAGGTCATTTTCGAGACCTTCAAGCCGGTGAAGACTTCGCTCGACGGAACGTCTGGATGCCAGTGCTCGATCGAGAACGACTTGTCGGTATGGCCGCTTTGCGGAGTGAATGCCTTCTTGCCGATGACAGCCAGGGTTGCGGCGGTTATCGGACCTTGCGCCACCAGCGCGGAAGCGTTCAGGACGATTCCGGTCAGCACCGTGGCGTTCAGCGCAGTCACCTGGATGTTCTTGTCCAGGTTGGCCGGATTGAAGGCGCCGGCGGTCAGGCGCACGACATCGCCGACCTTCACGCCATCGGTCAGCCAGGAGCCGGCAGCGCGCATGATCGTCCATGCGCCGGCCGCGCCCGCGATGGTGAACGACGCGCCGGTCACACTCGCGCCGGCGGCGAAGTCCTTTTTCAGCACTGCGGCCAGGAAGTCGACATAGGTCTTGGCCGACAGCTCGCCGTTGATGGTGCCGGCGACCTTGCGCAGGCCGTGCCGGAAGTCGGCCATCTGGAAGTCGGGGCGCATTTCGCCCGACTGGTAGGTGTCCTTCGTCATGTCCAGCGACGAGGTGACGCGGCGCATGGCCTGCGCCGCGCCGGCGGCAGGCATGACGCCGTAGGTGGTCTCCACTTTGTAGGTGACCTGCTTGAATACGCCGGAGGCTTGGCCCATTTCGATTCCTTTGAAATAAAAAAAGCCCGCAAGCGGATGCTGTGCGGGCCCAGGGTGAAACTGCTGATGCTGCTAATTCGGCTCGTGGTACGTGACCTTGAAGTCGATCGTTTTGATGCTGTTGCCGGCCACGTCTTCCATGTCAGGGCCAGCCGTGTCGCGCAGCACGCTGATGACGTCGACGCCTGCAATCTGGCCGCGCTCGAAGTTGCATGCGCGCCGCGCCAGGTTGATGATCGCGATCACGTCCGGATATGCCTTGCCGACGACCGTCACCTGCACGCGGCTGGTGACAATCGAGAATTCTGCCTGCGCGTCAAAGGCGCCGATCGGCACGGCTACCACCTCGGTGAGTCCGATGGCTGGCAGCCCCTCGTCGACGGCTACGTCGCCAGCGGCGACGCGATCCGCTACGCGCGCGGTGACCGCCTCGGCGCCCAGCAGCAGCGCGCGGATGACTTTCACGTTCATGAGCCCTCCGGTGCTGGCACGTTGATGTTCTCTTTCGTCAGGCGCTCGCGGATCTTCGCGCCCACTGCTACGAGCGCAGACTGCGCGCCGGTATCGAACGAGGGCCGCATGAACGGCTTCGCCTTCGCGCCCGGGTGGTCGACATCGCGCACCGCCTTGCCGTTGACGACAAGCGCACTGCCTTTCTTCGCCGTGATCTTGTGTGCGGCCGTGCCGAACTCGACCAGGTGCGCATGCGGCGCCTTGCGGCCACCTGCCTTGACGTAGGCGTAGACCGTGCCCTTTTTTGATCTGGTCGACACGCGCACGCTGCGGCGCAAAACCCCTTCGTCGACCGGGACCTGCTGCTGAACGTCTTTTTTGAACTCGTTCGCGCCTGCGCGCAGAGCCGCGCGAAGAATGTTTCTTTCGACCTTGACCGACACCTGCTGCAGGAAAGCGTCGAGCTCGCGCCCACCGGTGATTGATTCATCAGCCATGCGGATAGCCCTCCAACATAAATTCAACATGCCGCCGATCATCCAGCAGCGCAGGGCCAGCGATGATCTGCATCACCCGATTGCCCTTGCCATGAAGCGTGACGCGCATGGCAGTGGTAATCCGCTCGTCGTTCTGGATCCGCAAGCGCGTGCGCGTGACCGCTGTGGCCACACCGTTGGCAGTACTCTCGCCGCGGCTGGGCAACTGGTCCTGAGCGTTGGCCCAGATATTGGGTGCCACCGGTAGCCAGTCTTCGATTTCGGTGCCGTAGTCTGGATCCTTCACGATGGTGCGCTTCTCGACCGTGACCTGCTCGTCGAGCCGAAATGGCGCCGTCATCCGTACACCACCGCGCGGTCGAGCTTGCGGCACAAATACTGAGCATTCGGGTTCGGGTAATAGTCGTTCTCGATCATGCCCAGGATGTAGCTTTTGATGGCCGACGGCACATCTGCCTCGGTCGGCCCATAGCCGCAAACGTACTGCACCTCGACGGCGCCGATACGGCTTGCTGTCACTGGCCACGTGACTCCGGGTGCGGGCAGGATCCAGCCCGGTTCGCTCTTCGTGTCGACCATGTAGTCTTCCGGGTGAAGCGTCCGCAGCACGCCGTCTGCATCGCGGAACTTCACGTGATCGACGCTGGCCAGCCGCGCGGGCGTCAGCTTGATCGCGCCTGACGCCGGGAAGGCATCGAGCGTCAGCTCCCAGGTCTGATGGGTCAGCGCCCGGCCGGTCTTGTGCTCGACCTCGTCGACCAGGCCGCGAATCTTGTCTTCGAGCTCAGCATCCAGTGACGTGCCGCTGGCGCGCGCGGCCCGGCGGGCTGCATCGATCGACACCGCCAGCGCCGCCGGCGGAATGATCAGTCGTTTCGTCATAGGGAATCTCCTTGTGTTGCGGGTGGCCGGCCGGCGCCGGGCGGCGCGCCAGGCGCTGCCGGCGCGCGCGCGTATTCGACGGCGGCCGCATCCTGCTGCTTCAGCAGCTCAGTATTCGGCACGCTCGGCAGTTGCGATGCATCGATCATCAGTTGTCCACCCTGTTAAATTGAATGGTCCGGTAGAAGCGCTCGCTGTTCGCACAGTCGATGCGAAGGTCGCAATAATTGACGCCGGCCGGCAAGGTGTCCATGCCGCCCAGCTTCACCAGGATCAGAGGGCCCTGGATCGCCGCCAGCACGAGCTCCACCACTCCAACTGGGAAGGCTTTCACTTGAGCCGCAGTAGTATTGCTGTCGGCCAGGTCGTTGCTGATGTCAGCCACGAAGTAACTTTCGTCGTCAGCATCCTTGTTGAGCGACCATGATCCCACCTGCTGCTTGAACCAAATCGTGCGGTCGAACCGCTGGCCATCTGCGCACCTGACGCGGAACGTGCAAAAGTTGACCGCGCCCGTTGCTGCATTGAATCCGCCAAGCTTCACAGGGATCAACGTGCCCTGAATGACGGGATCCTGAAGAACTGTCACGCCAGCGACGATGGCTTCAACCGTCGCAGCAGTCGTGCCGCGCTCGGCGAGGTCGATCGTGATGTCCGCTACCCAGTAGCGCTCGTCGAGCGGGTGCTTCTCGCTCCACCACCGCCCTGCTTCCAGGTTTGGCGCATTCGGAATGGCCGCGCTCGGCACAGTGCCGAACTTCACCACGCGAGTCCCGCCGGGAAATGCGACCCGGCGGGATTCCGCCACCCTCGATGCCACTACCGCATTCTGCGCAGGCTGCTCGGCCAACGTAGTGAAGCTCTCCTCCAGCGGCGTGGCGCGGTTGCCAGCGACGTCGAACGCGCGCATCCGCACTGAGTGCGGAGTGCTCGCAGGTCTGCCTGAAACCGCGACCGAACGAGCCGCATTAGCGATAACCGTGTAGTTCGCGCCGCCGTCGATGCTGTATTCATAGCCAGCGACGCCAACTGCATCTGTCGCCGCCGGGCACGACAGCGTAGCGCCCGACTTGGTAATGGCGGACACCGTAATTTTGCCGACCATCGCTGGCGCGGTGGTGTCGTCCCCCGGAACCGGCATTTCCCAAATAACCGAATTGGGCTGCGCCTCAAAATCAGGCAGCAGGCGCAGTTTGTTGTCCAGCCGGAGCGCAGCCTGGTCTATGTACGCGCCACTGTACGCTCCCACCGGGTGCGTGATCGCGTACTTCTTCCACGTCGCACCAGAGTCGGTGGTGGTGAAAAGGTACAGCTGGTTTGCAGTGCCCAGCGTGGCCGGTACGTTGTCGTCAGTCGTCGCAGCGGTGACGATGATCTTCCCGCCGTGATACGCAACGTGCGGCGTGCCCGCGTCCTGCACGCCGTTGTGCGCCATCAGGCGCGTGCGCACCCACTTGTTGGTAGTCGTGTTGTACTTGGCCATCCACAGGCTACGGAAAGCTTCGTCCGGGTGCTGCCAGCTTGCGACCAGTAGGGGTTGCCCATCAGCGCCGATCGCGATGCGAGCCACGCTCGAATTGTGGTTGTAGTTGTTGTTCGGGAACGCGATGTCACTGTCGTCCGTGCCGCTGACCAAGGGGAGATTCAGCGCCTTACCGCGCATAGTCGTGAAGGTTGCCCCACCGTCCGTCGACTTGATCAGATTGATGTTCTGGCGCGGGTAGCCCGACATCGTGAATGGCCCGTCGCCCTGCAGGAACTCCGTTGTGACGTACAGCGTGTCGACGCTTGCAAAGGCGATCTCCATCCCGTACGAGCCAAGGTACGAAGCCGCGTTACCAGCCAGGAAGTCGGCGCCCTTGCGGTCGAACGTACTGCCGTTCCACTTGTAGATGCCGGCCAGGTAGCCATTACCGCGCGCGCCCATCCACATGCTGCCGTCGAACTGGTTGCGGAAGAAGCGACGGTACGAGCAATTTGTGTCCAGGCCGGTAGGCGCGGCTGTTGCAGCAAGCGCCGAAATGTCTTCGGTGGGCGCTGCCACACCCCTCCAGGATGTGTGGTGCGCCTCGCCGTAAGCGATGACCTTGCCGTCATCCGTCACGCACACGCTGCCATCTCGGTGCCCGATAGTCGTATCGTGTGTGCCGGTGGTGAGCTGAACGTCCTGGATCATCTCGTACGTGCTCTTATTCAGTTTCGCCAGGCGCGATTGCTGCACGCCGCCAACGGTCACAGGAGCGACAACATATACCGCGTTGGCCGTAGTCCAGATCGGCGTGTACAGCGACAGCAGCGAGATCACCTTGGTGCCTGTGTACGGCGTGTTGAAGCTCGTTGGGGACAGGTTACCGGCAGGTGTGACGCTGGCTTCGACTAGATCGGGGGTTGGTACAAGCTCGAACCCGCGGATGCGCATCGTGCCGCCGACGCTGTCCTGCTGGCGGCCAATCTTGAAGTGCGAAATACGTCCCGCATCTTCGCGGGTAAAAGAAAATGGCAGCTGCGACCGCTCGACAATGCCAGACCCTTGCGGCGGAACCAGATTGATCACCTTGTTCGCATAGACAGGCTTTGACGAATCAGTCCACGGCTCGTAGGCGCCGTAGAATCTAACTGATGCAGGCGATGGCTGACCTGGCGTGCCGGCCATCGACCACAGCATGTAGATGTCGTACTTCTGCCCCACGACCGCAGTATCTGCGGTGAAATGGATTTGCCCCTGCGCGTTCGGGAAGGCGTAGGTGGCCACCCCGTCGACGTCGTTGGCGGTATATGGCGAACCAGTGCTGACCGCCATTTTGGATGGCAGAATTGTGATCGTAGGGTTCGCCATATTTTTTTTGCTTTGCTGAGAATTTCGAGGATGCCGTCTATTTCGGCGCGTGGCATCGTGGCCGGTTGCTCCGCACTCACGTCTTTGCTTCCAGCTTGATGGTTTTCATTAGCCCGCGCCGCTCGTACATCACCGTGGTGACGCCGAGTTCGCGGAGCATGTCCAGTGCGCGCGCATGCGTCGCGCGGTCGATCTTGCCGACGGCGCCGTGCACATACACGGTGCTGCTTGTCAGGTGGGTGACCGTGATGATCCCGTCGTACGCACGGCGCGCTTCGTAGCCGCCCGGCGCGGAGTACACGCGGATCGTTGAGACCTCGCGGGCCATGTGCAGATGGGGCATCGCGGTCCCTGGTTACTTCTTAGCGCGCGGCGACTTGACCGGCACCGACGATTCGCCTTCAGCTGGGGCGGTCCACCCCTCCGCCGTCGAGATCTCGATCAGGTCTTCGTCGTTGGTCTCGATCTCGGCGCCGGCTTCGAAATGCTCCACCTCGACGCCGCGATGCGCCCAGCTGAAGTCTTTTTGAGCGATCAGTTTCATTGCTGCTCCAGAATGGAAAAGGGCCGCCGTAGCGGCCCTTCCCGGGTTGATGGATTACGTCGCAGCGATCTTGAGCAGCTTGATCGCCTGGGTGTTGCGCAGTTTGCCGCCCACGCGCTTACGCACGTAGAACTTCACGAAGCCCGGCGTGGTGATCTCGTCGCGGGTGATACGCATACCCACGCGATCGCAGATCAGGTAGCCTTCCTTGAAGTCGCCAAACGCCAGCGGGAAAGCATTCGCGGCCAGCGCCGGCATGTCCTCGGCTTCGGTGATGCCATAGCCGAGGAACGTGGCCGGCTGGCCAGCAGTCAGCGCCGGCTGCCACAAGTAGCGGCCATCGCCATCCTTGTACTTGCGCAGTGCGGCCAGGATCAGCTTGCTGGTCAGCCACTGTGCGTTGTTGCGGTAGCGAGCGCGCAGCGAGTAGACCATATCCAGGAAGACTTCCGGGTTACTCGGCAGCGCGGCCGCCTGGCCCGAAGCCAAGTACTGCAGGGTGCCGAAGGCGCGTTGAGCATCAGCGGTGGCCACTGGCGCCGGGCCACCCAGAATGCCGGTTGGCTTCTTGGCGCCGTCACCACGGATAAACGCGACGCCCTCGCCCACGGCCATCGATTCCGACGCGGAGATGGTGAGCCAGTCTTCAACGTTGAAGAACAGGTCGTCGAGCGATTCTTCCGATGCCTGCGGTTTGGCCGAGGCCATGCCGAAGGTCGGTGCCACTTCCACCATGTTCGGCGTGTCGGTCTGGTTGCGAGTGTCGCCTTCGCCGACCCATTCGAAGCCGGCGCCGCCAATGTCGAACAGTTCTTTGTAGTCGGTGCTGCCGACCTGGCGAACGGTGGATATCTGGCGAAGCGGCGAAATATCGGCCGACAGGCGCGCGATCGTGCGCTCGATCACTTCTGGCAGCGCATAGCCGCCGGCGGCGTTGTTGCCGACGGTAGTCTGGGTGGCACGGCGCTCACCTGGGCCGGTATTGCTTTTTGCTTCCAGCGCCTGGAACGTCTGCTGCATGCGCTGCTCGCGCTGGAAGTCGCGCGGCGAGCGGATCCAGTCGTACAAGGCTTCCTTGTACTCGGTCGCTTCCTGGCTTTCGCCCGGACCACGATCGCCGCCCGAGAATGCGCCAGGGCGCGCCAGCTTGGTTTCGACCTTTTCCAGGCGGGACTTCTGCTCGGTCAGCGAATTCATCGCTTCATCCATGCGCGCCAACTTGGCGTCCAGGTCAGCGGTCGACTTGCCCGCCTTGAGGGCTTCGATGCGCTGGTCGTTGGTCTGCTTGTATTCGGTGAACGCGGTGTTGATCTTGTCGATCGCTTCCACGACGTTACGCAAAGTTGGCTCTTCGCGCTTCTCGTACGGCACAGCGGCCTTGGCCTGGAAGGCGGCGAAGTGCGCTGCCATCGTGACGGCCAGCAGGGTGGCCATGTGTTGGGTTTTGTTCATGGGTTCTTTCAGGAAGTGAGGGAAATGAGCAGCCGCTCGGCCGCCTTCATG